CTCAGGCGCGAGGGGGAGGTCTACCCTATAAAGGATTTTCAAATGACAAACATGGTAGGTTCCGAAAAATTCGCAGTCGTTGCCACGATTGACCCAGACGTGTTAACTGTGACAACTCATAGTTCTGATGGTGTTGACATGTCGCTTTTCGAAAGCGTAACGGCCATTGCAATGGTCGGCGACCTTGCCAGCGGTAGCACGGTGATCTGCAAAGTCACCAGCGGTTCCAATAACGTCGCGTTTGGGAACACGGTCAAAACGGCGGCCACGCTGACGCAAGCTGGCAGTGACGGGGACAAGCAGGTCGTGATCAATGTTAGGGGCGAAGACCTCACCGCAGGTGATCGTTATGTCCGCTTGGAAATGGTTGTCGGTGCTGATGTCGCTGATGGTGGTGGAATTGTGTTAGGACACAATCCTCGCTACGCTCCGGCCAGCGACAATGATTTGTCTACCGTTGACGAAATCTTAAACTCCTAAGGTGGAAGAGATGCCAAAGATAAAATTCCTTGAAGACCGAACGGTGCAGGATACCGAGGGGCAGACGTTCAAGAAAGGTTCAGTACATGACGTGTCGGATTCGTCCGCGCGGCATTGGATCAATCGTGGCGTTGCCATCGAAGTCGCTGACGAACCGGCGGCACCTGAGCCGAAGAAGTCGAAGGTGGCAAAGAAGGCAGCATCTAAATGAGCATGCTGCCGTACAGTTTAACGAGAAGTGTTGATCCGACTTCAGAACCACTCACAACCGCAGATGCAAAAACGCATCTGCGCGTGAGCGGATCTGATGACGATTCGTACATCGACATTCTCATCGAGATAGCGCGAAGGCAACTCGAGAACGATTCAAGAAAAGCAATCATCACGCAGACGTGGGTGCAAAAGCATCATGCTTTTCCCACCGATGGCGTGATCGAATTACGAATGACTCCCGTTGCCAGCGTCTCCTCGATTCAGTACGTCGATATCAATGGAGATACTCAAACCTTTTCATCCGGTGACTACACTGTCGATACGTCGCGCGGTGTTGTCTGGTTGGGATACCAAAAGGAATGGCCGAATACTCGAGATCACTCCGATGTGCTCACGATTACTTACGTGGCTGGAGCGTCAGCGGCAACGCAGACGCAGAAACATGCGATGCGGTTTCTGATCGCGCATTGGTACGAAAATCGTTCGCCGGCAGAACTTAAACCGTTCTTTGAAACTCCACTTGGTTATCAAGTGTTGGTTTCTCAAATTCATCCTGGATCCTATCCATGACCCAGACTCATCGAATTGGAAAGCTAAGGCACAAAGTGTTGATCCAGGCCGATGGTTCAACTCGCGATGCGCACAACCAGATCACTCCCAGCTGGTCTACAATATCTGGCGGCACGGTCTGGGCAAACGTGGAACCGTTGCGCGGAAAAGGCTTGCACGATGCAGACATGGTTCAGACGGAGATCACGCATAAGGTGACGATGCGATACCTGAGCACTGTTACTGAGAAACACAGGATCGTTCACGACAGCAGGAACCTTCAGATCATCCATGTGATCAATGTCGATGAGAGCGATTGGATCCTTGAGCTAATGTGCAAGGAGATCACTTAAATGGGTTTCGGGACCATCAAAGATACAAAGGGCGATCGCAAGTTCCTGGTCTACTTCTCGGGAGTCGAACCACTGCAGCGGTTGTTCAAGGGCATGCCCAAGAAGCTTAAAGAAAAATATCTCAAGCGTGGAGTGCAAGAAGTAAAGAAGTCGATGGTCAAGCAAACCCGTGCGATATTGGCTCCGCATAAGCGAACCGGAACCTTAGCCAGGTCGCTGGGACACAGGACGACCAACCCGCGATATCCGCGAGTCAATCCAGCCACGGGTGACGTGGTAACCATGATGCGACCCAGGTTAGGTTTCGATACCGTATACGGAACGTCTTGGGACGGTAAGCCCTTGATTGCCAAACCGGGCTTGTACAGTTGGCTTGCCGATCGCGGGACGTATCGCAGCAGACCGATCAACTACAACCGAAAAGTTCTTAGCCGACATCGCAGCAAGGCAACCAAGGTCCTAACTACAAAAGTAAAACAAGCAATCGCACAAGCAAAGGCAAAGGGAACACCCTGATGCTCTCCGACATTGTTACCTACCTGGAAGGCAAGACGACGATTACTGATTACGTTGGAACCAGCGATCACCGTATCTATGTAGCGCGCAGACCGCAAGGTGATACCTTGCCGAGTATCGTTGTCGACATGATCTCATCTGACCACGTCGGTCATTTGAATGGCGCAGGTGGGATCGTTCAATCGTCGATCGAAATCACATCGTATTCGGATTCGTCGCTGGAGGCTGAGCAAATGGGTGATGCAGTCCGCTTAGTCTTCGATGGATTCAATAGTGGTGACGGATCAATTGGCACGCTCAAAGTGCGTGGCGTTGACCTGATCAGCTCGTCTCTCGTCTACGTTCCACCGATCGATTCATCAGATGTTGGAGTCTACTCATGGGAGCAGGACTATGACTTCTGGCACCCGGAAACCATCCCGAGCTTCTAACATGAAAACACAAATGCGATGCATAAAAAGTACGCCTGGTTATGTGGAAGGAGAAATCTACACCTTCTATCTGCTGGGGAACGTACTAAGAAAAACCACCGGTCTTGTAGTCGACCACCTCAGAGAAAACTTTGAGCCCGTGGAAAAACCAAAACCAAAACCAAAATCGAAGATAAAGGAGTCCAGCGATGGGACAAATTGACTTAGGTAATGCGGCGACAATCACCGGTGGACAATTCACATCATTCACCTGGAAGCTAACTAAGATCTCACTTAGCGTTGGTGACCGCGAGTCGGTTGCTGTTTCCTCGCTGGGCGATTCGATTGGACCGCAGACTGTTTTAATGGGCACGACATACGATCCAGGGACTGTCTCGATTGAAGGCTGGTGTGATGCCCATCTGGATGACATGCCTCCGATTGACTTAGCAGACACATCCAGTGCGCCGAAGCGCGGAGAGGAATACACAATCACAATGCCGATGCCGGATGATGAGTCGGGATCGAACAAAGGAAAAATTGTCTTTACTGGACAGTTCGTAAACTTCTCGATTGATATCCCCAACGGCGAAGCGATGACGTTTACTGCTGAAATTAGAATTATGTCTGCACTGGATGTAACAGGCGCTAACTAAGGAGTTTAACCGATGAGCATGATTGACAAGCAGGCGATCTTTGCCGCCGATGATTTGCGACTTGAAGAAGTGCCGGTGCCCGAGTGGCCTTGTGGAACACTGTATGTTCGCATGATGACTGGCATCGAGCGAGACCAATGGGAGGGACTCGTTCAAAAGCGTACCAACGGAAACGGTAACAGTATCGACTTGGTTGGCATTCGTGCTTTGCTGGTCGCTTTAACTGCAGTCGATCAAGACGGCAACCGAGTCTTTGATGAAGATGATGTCGATCAACTTCAATCCAAAAACTCTGCCGTCCTTGATCGAATTGCTGGGGTCGCCATGTCGTCCAATGGGATTGGCGAAAAGGATATTGACGATCTAAAAAAAAGCTTTCCGGTAGCTTCGAACGGCGATTCTGGTTCCACTTAGCGAGGACGGTAACGCATTGTTCGGTGAAGGAAACGCAAGAGAAAATTGATAGTCATGAATACGCTGAGTGGTTGGCGCTGTATCTGATGGTCCCCTGGGGCGACGATTGGGAACAGACTGGCCTGCAGTGCAGCATCATCGGTTCAACCGTTGGCGCGAAGATTGCTTATGAGGACGCGATGAAAGGCGAAGGATTGCAGGAGCAAGAGAAGCCACCAGGTTTCAATGAGATTTTTTCTGTTTTAAAAATGGCCGAACCCAAAAAGTAAAATGCCCGTTGCCGGTTCCATAGTCGCGAATGTTGTTGCACGAACTGGTTCGTTCGAAGCTGGCATGAAGCGAGTGAATAAGTCGATGTCTGGTCTTGGCAAGCAGGCCGACATGCTTGCGGGCAAGTTCATCAAATGGGGTGTTGCCGCTGGTGCTGCGTTTGCCGCAATGGCCTTGAAGATGGCAAGCGACATCGAAGATGTCGAAATGCGGATCGTCGCGATCACCGGCAGCACATCAACCGCAAAAAAAATCATGGAGGACATGGCCAAGCTGGGTCCGATCACCCCGTTTGAAACTCAGGAATTGAGATCCGCAGCAGCAACCTTGGTCACCTTTGGGATTGAAGCTGAAGCAGTCGGTTCGACGATGGAAATGCTTTCTGACATTGCTTCAATTTCTTCCGTAAGTATCGAAGAGCTTGCGATTAAGTTTGGCAAAGTGCGCGGCGAGGGGATCGCATTCCAGGAGACTCTCAACCAGCTAAGTGCAAGACAGATTCCGATCATTGACAAGCTCAAAGAAAAGCTGGGGATGACCGGCGCGGGTGGAGACAGGGCTTTCAGAAAGTTCGTCGAAGAGGGCAAAGTTAGCTTTGCCTTGTTCGCTGAAGTCATGCAGGACATGACGAAGGAGGGCCAAGCGTTTTTTGAAGGTTCGGAAAAGGCAGCAGATACGTTGACAGGTGCCATATCGACATTGATGTCGAATGTTAAGGCATTGGGCGAAGAGATTGGAAATAACTTGCGACCGATCGCGACCAAGATCGTTAAGAAATTAAACGAGTGGGTGATCGTCAACAAGGATCTGATAATCCAAACGATTAAGCAGGGGGCAAAGTTTGCTGCCTGGGCTATGACCGTCGCGGTCACGGCGAAAGCAATTGGGATTCTTCTGCGAGTAGGTGGTACACTGCTCAAATTTTACAAAAACTTACGCACTGCACAGATCACCTTCCTGACGCTAATGGGACCAGCGGGCTGGAAGACTCTCGCCATGGCAGGCGTTATTGGGGTTACGGCGTACATGGCCGTAGAGGGTGCCGTCAACGCAGCGAGCGTTGCAATGGAAGATCATAAAGGTGCTGTTGAGGAAACGCGAGAGGCATTGGACGCGATCGACGCTGATGCATACATGACTCCCGTGCAGATTGCCAGGGAAGCAGAGAAGCGTGCTAAGGCGGCAAAAAAGATTGCTGAAGAAAAGTTGCGAATTGAAAAGCAGCATGCAAAAGAATTGGAGCGGATGGTCATCGCGGTTGAAACTCCGCTCGAGAAATACACTCGTCTGGTTAGAGAACTGCAGAAGGTTTGGTTACGCGGGAACATGACGCTGGAAACATATCGACGCACAGTTCAGAAGTACGCGCAGGATCTTAACGGTGCCACTAAAGAACAAAATTCGTTGGCCGATTCTTCTCGCCGTTGGTTGGCACCTATGGCAATCTCAGGGACAACGAGCGGAACCAGTTCATTTTTGAAAGGTCAAGCCTTGGGCAAAGACGTACACTTGCAGAAGCTCGCAAACAATTTAGCGCGTGAGCAACTCAATCAGTTGGAACAAATCGCAACGAACACGTCTCAGCCTCCAGTGCAACTCGGAACGGGAGTCATCTGATGGGAGTCATGGAGGTTGTAAAGCGAGCCGGTGGAGACAGCGGGACCAGAGTCCAAGGCAGTGGTTCAGCGCAAGTCACCTACGACGTGCAAACAGAGGATGCGGACGATACTCAAGGTGTAGTGCTTGAGCACTTTCGCAGCAACTCAGACCTGCTTTATCTGTACGACAGTTACCAGTGGGGCGACACAATCGATGCGTTCATGTTTTGTAAATCGATATCCGCGACCAGGACAGGATCGACTCTGTGGCAAGTCACGTTGCAATTTGAAACGCCAAAACCGGAGGACTCGAACAACGAAGGAAAACCGAACAAAGGTGATCCGCTGCGGCTGCCAAACGAGATCAGCATCACGACGACCCAAGAAACTGTGCCCGTTACGACAGCTGGCTATATGGGTGGGTTCACGGGTCGCATGGATGCATACACGCAAAACGCAAGAATGGATGGTATCGTTGATACCAGACAGTTGACCCAAACGTTTTTTGATTCCAAGGCGATCGTCACGATGAACTCAATGATGAATCGTTACGATCCTCCGTTGGAAAAACAAGTATCTTATGTGAGCGTCAACTATACTTGCACCTTTCTTGAGTACCCAATGGCCGTGCTCGAGCACGTCAACACGACCAATTCTGCTCCGTTCATCCTAGAGAGTTACGGCAAGAAGATGCAGGTTGATCAGGGCACCGCGCTGTTCAAAGGTTTCAGTGGTCGATTGGAACTGTTCCACAAAGAATCTGAGGGAGGTGTCCACGGTGGAGTGGCTGGAGACAGCTTTATATTCTTTCCTTACTGGCGAATGTCGTACAACTTTCTGATCAAACCTGGTGCGGATCCTTTCGACATCAAAGTCGTCGATCAAGGTTTCTTTGAAAAACCAAAACCTCCACAAGCGACTCCGCAGCAAGTTCCTCTTGCTCCAAACGCACCAACCGAAGACGAACTGCAAGGCATGACCGACGAGCAGATCGAGCGTCTTGGTGCTGGCGCGCCGGATGTTCCAGCAGCACCAGTTCCAGCGACCAACGAGCGTGGTGAAATGATTGGTCCGGTTAATCTCGATGGTGATGGTCATCGATTGCCGATCGAAAATTTGGTCATGGAGGGAGGCATGGGTGCAGCGCCAAGATCCATTGTCCAGCCAGTATTGATTCAATGGAAAGTTTATGGTTGGAGCGACTTTAATAACGTGTTGCCGCAACCACTTGATTCACAATTTTCAAATCTAGGAACAACAACATCCACCGGGGGAGCTGAGTCCGGTGGCGCTGGCTAACTAAAATAAGGATGCGATCATGGCTACATGTCTTTGGCGAGGAAACGATTCGTCGAACCCTGGTGACTACTCCGTTGCTGGCAACTGGAGCGGCGCAGTCCCCGTTGCTGATGATACGGTAATCATCCCTGCTGGGTCTGGAAACATCACCGCTGGGCTCAACCAAGCGTCGATCGAACTCGAAGAGTTCACCGTTCAGGAAGGTTACACGGGACGTATCGGCATCCGGCCAACCTCCGGTGCCGCGCCCACATATTTACAGCTTGGTATCAAGACCAACTCACCTTGTGAGCTAACTTTGTCCAACTATGCTTACATCGACGTAGACAATTCTGATATCGATGTGACTGTGTTCCGGGCAGCCCAAGGAACATCCGGTGATTATGGCTTGTGCCTTCTCGGTTCTGCGATCCAAACATTGAGCGTTCACCAGGGAAGTGTTGGACTCGGTTACCAGCGCGGAAACTTGGCCGATTGTGATGACATACAGTTGCGTGCTGGGGCACTTCTTTATCGTGGTGCTGGCGCAGGCAATTCGGCAGCAACCATCATGGGCGGCACGCTGATCGACGCTGGTGGGATAAGCCAATGCGACATCTATTCGGGAGTGTTCAAGGCTGTAGAGACTTGTCCTTTGACGACTTTGAATTGCTATGGAGGACGGAGCATTCTGAACAACGTCGCCGGCAGTGGAGTCACGACGGTCAACTTGAAGGGTGCCAACGCAACGCTCGATTTGTCGCAGTCAGGTATCCCCAGGACAATTGTCACGCTGAATTATGATGAGGGCCGGTTGATCAAGACCCCGGCGACGACCATCACTAATTTCAATATATCGTCACTGGCTTTTGATATGAGTTGTGCGACTCTGAGGTGATCGATGGCAGACAATCTTTTCGCGTTCGATGAAGCGTCGGCAAAAAAAATCATTGAGCAGATCAGGTTTTTGGAGACGAGAGTAAGGAATCTCCAGAACCAGATTGGTCAGTTTCGCTCATATGGTGTTGTTCGGCATGGTGATCGAGGTGTGAGTCAAGATACGATCATCCTGGTCCGTCTGAAAGACAACGAACGTCTGCACAACGCGGACCTGTCTAAAGTACCACAACGCGAACGCGAAACAGGTCTGACGTATCGAACCAACTCTTATTCGATTTCTGCATTGGCAGATGTGGTTGGTTTCAATCGCCAAAGTGGTGTCCACAAAACTAGCGACGAAGATAAATACACGACGCATGCTGCGATTGGCGAGCAGGAAGTTCGCATTGGAATGAAGAACGTGGTGCGGATCTTCGACCCAACCGGGACAGTGGATCTTCGCCAGGGAGACATGACGCATGTCTTCTGGAATCGCCATTCGGATCACTGGGAAGTGTTGGCATCCAGTTCATCTGTCAGCACCACGTCGATGATGATGCCGATGATCCTCAAAGAAGACATGACCGATTTCGAGTTCCTTGGTTCGGAAACTTCGCAACGGCAGCCCGTTCCAAAGAAGCTTGCAGAAGTCAAAATTGTCAAGCTCGACGATGCGGTTGGCAGGTTCCTTTCCGAAGGTCAGTCGATCGCCAACCCCGAAGAAGAAAATCCAGAAGGCCCGGTCAGTCCAGAAGAGTTAGGGCAGGAAGAGGAAGAGGAAGACATTTATCGTCACTTCGTAATTGACTGGGCTGGATTGATTCCCTGGGCCATGAAAGATTCGAAAGGATATGGGATCCAGATCCCGCTTGACGCGGCACCAAGCGAGAACACAGAGAACGCAGAGACAGGCATCTTTTCACCCGAAGGCGACGATGTCCGCAACGAGTTGCCGACTAACGCAAAGATTTACTTTCCGGTCTCATTTGAGCAGCGAATGTGGTGGTTTGGGTTCGTTGCCGAGGAAGAAATTCACGAAACCGATACGCAATTCACGGTGTCGATGTCGCAGATATTAGCGCCGGGAAGTGTCCGTTCGCATTTCCCGCCATACAGTCATGGTGGTAGATCTCCTGCTCCGTTCCATCTTCCGCCTAACGAAGGTGGAGATACGATAACAGTTATCAACACGTTTGGGTTCACGGTCGATAAAGCTGGTTTTGGAACGGCGATGTTGCACGGTGCTGATTGGGTATTGATCCAGGCACGATGTCCAGAGGAGACAGATGAATCGGGAATCGGTCAAGCGCCGTTGGTAACATAACATGCCTTATCCATGCTGTTGTCGAGAGAGTGGAGAGTGCTTTGCTTGCAAGCACCCGATGCCATACGTTGACGCTAAGATCACATCTATGTTTCAGCACCAAGACGTAATGAGTCGCGATAAATGGCGAGAACTTGTGACTGACATTCGATACGACAATCTTTTCCCTGGCAGAAATCTTAACGAAGATTTGCATTCGTATCCAACCAGCGACGATGGCAAAATTTGGTTCCCTGACGAAGCGTCGAGATGGTGTACTACTAAAGAAGGACATGTTCAGTCTGGATTGGATCACCGCGAGCATTGCAGTCCAGATTGTTGCGCGGGGTTTGCCGGTGGGAGTGGACTGTTTCCTAGTGAGCTAGACGAAAGCAGGGGTTGGTTTCGTTGTTACCGAGTCGATCGTCCCATCGAATTCAATCCGTTTGTGGCTCCTGCACCAAATATGAATTACCGTGCTTTTTGGCAGATGTCGCGTCCGCTGGGTGATCCCCGTTGGCTATGCCAGTGGGTAAGTCCCTGGTCGCCAATTTGCGGTGAAGACGCTGAGAAAAACTGGAATTCACCTTACGTGACTCCAGACGAAGTTCGATCAGGCGAGATCCTTGGTGAATTTTATGCCGGTCGTCTGCAGGTATGGTTCTGGAACGATCTTCAGCGCGTGAAAAGTGAGTTGTATTCTCGACGAAGAACCGCATGGGAATGGGAGAAGATGTTTCCCGGCATTAAAATTTCTGCCGTTGGTGAAGGATACCCATCCGAGTACGAAGTTGTCGAAAGAATGAAGGATCTTGGTTGGGACTACAACGTGTTGCACGGCAGATTTGATGTGATGCAGTTTCATTGTGACCCGAATAAATTTCATGAAGAGCACCAATCACCAACGAGGTGGTTGGATTGCGCTTCAGGGGTCAGGCACGGGGGGATAATTAGCCAAATTAAGGTTGGAGCATTTGATGCATGGGACGAATTCTTTGCACAGTTGACCGCAGGTGAATTGAGCGGGAAAACATATACCTTACCAGAATTCAATGAATCGTTTGAGATACAAGATGATACGTTCAGGACTCAAAGTGGAATAACTGAATCAGGTGAAGAGTACCAGATGCATATCTTGCCTCAATCACTTTGGTACAACGGCGGTCGAAAAATTTATAACCCATTTTGGAACGACACAATGCGCCAGGTGGAGCATGTTGCTCATAGTACGATGCAAGGACCGCAGTTCGGTACGGTGATGATGATCCCCTGGGCGGAACGCCACTATTGGCAGGGCAATGGATTCAAGCCTTTTGGCTACCACGACGCAGGTCGTAATTCTGCGCCTCGAGCTGAATCATGGCGACCCGCAGCGGGTCATCCGTACCGTCACTATACCTTCATGCAGGGAGAACTTGGCGAAGACGGCGAATGGATTCACAACCCTCAACCTCCGGTGGAGAACGACTACGGAACCTTCGAAAATCCAAGTCTGAACTGTGGGACTCACGATGATGAAAGTGGATCACCGAGTCGTCGTGAGTCAGGACCACATGTGATTCCGTATGTTGGCAGCAATGACTCGATGAACATCGACAATCACTGGGCAGAATCAGAATGGGAAATTCTCGATGCACTGGAATGGTATCGAGATGTATACGAACGATTACGCGAGGAGTACGGCGAAGACACTTGGTGGGAACGCAACCATCCTGCTTACTTGGCTAAAAAAAGATACGAAGAAGCCCAGGAGCGTTTTGCGAGGATAGAAGTCCAGCGAGACAAATGCAAAGTCACTGGTGATTTTCTGGTCTACGTTCCCGATTACGATCCGATACAAGAGGAGATGTCTCCTCCGGTTGGACCGCAGGATCCAGGGGTTTGACATGTGGTGCATCTTGGAAAAGACAAAGACGCAAACAACCAAGTGCCGACGACGTGGATGTCGCCAGGTCGTACACTTGCCGCCTGGATGTGCTCACGACGGTATCAAAATCGTTTGCCATGGCACAGGCGGCCTGGGAACGAAAATTAAAAACATGCTTGCAGCGGTTGGTTTGAAACCGAAACGTGGTTGTCGATGCCACCAACGTGCTGACAAGCTCGATCGATTAGTACCTTGGATTTGAAGGAATAATAATCATGACATGGAACACTGCCACAGACAGGGTGCTCACCTTCCAGCTTGAAATGTTTGGCGATTGGGACGGCGAAAACCGTCGCGTAATGATCGGAGACCACGAATTTTACATCGTAGTTTTGCTGCAGTCGCGGTCACTGACCGGAACTCTTGAAGTTCTTCATGCGGGATATGCTTCGACCGATCCACCGGGTAGTGCTCCGCATACATTGGTTATGATCCGGCCAGACGGAATCGAAGAACGGAAGACGATGGAAGAGCGCACCGATGGGAGCGACGGTTACGTTCAGTATCAGATCGATTCCGACGATCTAACGATGCCGGGTCGCTGGAAAATTCGCGTCGAGTCGAGCTGGGGATCGGCAGTAACATCCACAAACCATGGTATCCTCGACGTGCTGGATCACGGTCGGTCCACCACCAGCAGCGTGCCGCTGACGACCAACCCGAGTTTCCTGTCGACTCCCCGAACGAAAAACTTTGCCGTCAGTGCCGGTGGAGCATTGTCAGGGAAACTAAGCCTTGTTGACGGTATCACGGCACCGACTGCAGTTGCAGGCGAGGCGCAAATCTATGTAGATTCTAGCGACGGTAACCTGAAGATCCGCTTTGGAGACGGTACGATCACGCAAATAGCGACCGACTAGATATTGTCAACCTCTTGTCTCTTGCGTAAAATGGGGTTATGAAAACCAAACGCAAAGTCGGAAGACCCAAGTCAAAAGAACCGATGCAACAGCACCAGTTTCGGGCAACGGCTCGCCAATGGGCGAAGTGGAAAAAACGATCAGAGCAAGACGGCGCGATCAATATGGCTCGGTGGATGCGCGATCAGCTGGACGAGATCGTCGGCTAGAACGTCCACTCAGAATCGATGCCAATCTCTTCGACTCGGGACCGCCAGCCAGCCTTCAATTTTCGCCAGCCCCAGATCTCGATTTTGATGCCTGCTTGAAGGCAAACGAAGGCGCGCTTCTCGGCCAGTATCTTTTTGCGGTGCCAAGTGAAATCCCTTCCACAACATTGAACGGCGAGCACTCCCCGATTGGGACAGATGCAGAGCAGGTCGATGAAATTGTAAAGGTCAACACGTCGCCTCGAGTGGGAATTATAATGTTCTACCTTGTCAACGATCCAACCTTCTGATCTCAGTTTGGCCATCGTTCTTTGCGCTGGTCGCATCAAATCATTGCCTCGAGTTCTTTTCTAAGTCCTGGAACTTCGTCAACTCCAGGCGTGTACTTGAGCTTGTTTTTTTCTTTGTGCTCACGCATCCGCTCGACCAAATGATCCATGGCAGCACGCATGGATTTATCTGCCATGACAGCTGAAAAAGCTTGAGACTGTTCGGCCCTGAAGCGATTGTGTTGGGCAGCCTGAATTTTTTTGTTCTCCATTCGATTCGAGTACGATCTTACAAAGCGAGGCAGTTCTGAAGTTTCCCAATTCTCAGGTCCGGGTGTCAGCCCGCGCCGCACATCTACCAGGAATTGGCACGCAACGTCGAACGGGACAGAGGCCAGATCCTCGATCCATTGGTTCTTCCGCTCGATGGCTGCGTCATCACCTTTCTGAAAAAGGTTGTCCACGGACTTTCTCCAGGCGCGAACTTTCAACATCCATTGCGCGAATTCTTTGTTGGTCATGCAAAATTCCTTCCCGTTATTCGTTTAAAAAGGTTAGCGACTTTAGCCTGTCTTTCGATCGTTAGATCGTTCATGTTAGCGAGTGCATCGAGATACCATTCGTATTCGTGATGATAAAGCTTTCCTATCATAGTCGGACTATTTTTAATCATTTCGACTTTCAGAATTGTTTGCTCGCGAGACTTGGCCGAATCTCGGTCTCGGTTCCCGAGCGCTTTTCGTGAGATCATCGCTTCCGTCGCCGTCGCTTCTCTGGGACGTGGCGATAATTCAAGATTTGATTGCCGGGATAACCGTACAAGGCGCACCAGTATTTGCGACCGGCACTGTTTTCGGCAACTCCAAATCCAACGTCTTGCGCGTTGGAACAAATCGCGGCCCAATGCGCCTTGCTGGCGTGCCACAGGTAAAAACATCCCTGTGGTGTGTCTAGACCACAGGCTATGTTTTCTCTTACAGAACCAACGTAGTCGTATTTCGCGGCTCGGTAATTCGGGTTGCCGTTGGCATAGTGACTTAGGAGGCTGGATCGCGCCATGAATCTGGCGTGATCTTGTGCTGCGTTGGTCAGTTCTCGCGATAGCTGATGTTCTCTTTTTCCGACGCTTCGGCGCAGGAAATTGTTGACTCTCAGCATTTCGAGAATGGTTGGGTGCTGCAGGATATCGATTTCAGCAGCAGCAGCAAGCGTGAGGCAAAGAGCGAGCATTCCGTTCTCCTCTCCATCGGAAAAAGGTGGTCCCGCCCTTACACGTCGGAGTGAACGAACGTGGTCAGGCGGGGACCAACCCCCCACCACAAGTTATATTAATTCACCTATCTTTGCAATGATTTCCGTAGTCCTGTGAATGCCAATGCTACGTATGGCGCGAATGATTTGCATCGTCTGATACGCCTCGTCTCGATTCTTCAGATCAAGTTTCCGCGCGACGTGAGATAGCGGGACATTCTGGTCACCCAGAGTTTCATCCCGTTGGCAAGCTGCACAAAATCCGTTGCAGTTCTCCCACTCATGTACGATCGTTCCGCATGCGATACAGAGCGAGAAGTCCGGTACTTTGTCTATCAAACTCACGGTGACTGCTCCCGTAGAGCTTTTGCTAACTCGTCATCCTTGCAAAGTTCGCGGAAACAAGCTTTTATCTCAAAATCGAATTCTTCTCTGGTGCATTCGTTTACATCGATTGTAGACCACTCAAGCAATTTGTCGTGGACTTCAAATGCTAGCTGTGTATCCGATCCAAGAATCTCCTTGATGTCCAAGTCCATCTTCGTAGGAATTCTTTTGAACCGTCTGCGCTTCCTCCATTCGCATGCTTCCATATCGGCAGCTGCTAGGTAGTCTTGGAAGTTGTCGAAGTCTTTGACATCGATTCCTTTGGTCGCAGGGCATTCATGATCGTCGAACTCGCGACAGGTCATGTACTCGCTGCATTGGTCACATTCGCACATGTAATCGTAATCGATCTGTTGGCACCCGTCGTCGCAAACAGGTCGTGATGGCTTTTGGTTTCGAGAATCCATTGTGTTCCTTTAATAAAAAAAAGGGGGGGGGTGTTTTCCCTGGTGGGGAGGACGCTTTTGAAAATAGACTCTTGAATAATATCTGTCAATCTCTAATTAGAGTCCCTGGACAGTTGGCTGGGATAATCTCAGGCCTCTTCGTCAATCATTTCTTGCAGGAAATCTGCAGAGAGTATCGTCTCAGTTTCCATGGGATTGTTGGGGTGAATTATTGTTCCTGTTTCCCTATCTAAAACCGATATCCATTCATCTGTGTTTTGATAGCAAAACGCAGCAATATCTTTCAGGGAATCTGATTCGGTAATTTGAGAGACGGACAAAGCGAGGTAGCGTGTTCCGGGTCGCATAATCGTGGCTCCTTTTGAAAGTTGAAAAAATTTTTGGCAGGATTTTGGGTTGAGTTCTATAAAAAAAATTTTACTCCGCGCCGCGCCGCACCCCCCTCCAGGGGGGGTTGACCCCCCCCCAGGGGGGGGTAGGCACCCCCCCATTCGGGGGGTGTATGATTTCTATACACCCCTCTCTAGGGGGGTGTGTATATTTTATATACACCCCCAATGGGCGGCCCCTACATGGGGGGTTACCCCCTCTCGCGCGGGCCGCCCATTAGGGGGGTGTTCGATATTTGAACGCCCCCCAAATGGGTGTTTGCGCACCCCCCAACGGAGGGGTGCCTTGTATACCAAGACCCTCTGCAGGGGGGTATGAAAATATATTCGGATTATTTCCCGCCAGGCTGTTTTGCCAGGCGGTCTTTGTCCTATTCTCTCCCGGTGGGTGGTGGTTTCTCTGAATTAGGCTTGCGAGAATGGCCCGTATGGCCCGTTCTCACATCGGCCTGATACAAAGTAGGTTAAAAAAGATCCGCCAATGACGGGCCGTTTACGGCCCGTGGTTGGAGGATGTTTAGTTTAAGATAGGGGCTTGAACGCCGGGGGATCTCGGCAATGACCAACAGAAACCGCTCTTTATAGCTTCATTCCGGCTCTTTAAAGAGCCCTTGTATCTAAGCAAGACGACGCGCCCACGTCCATCGGTTTCTGGTATCCGCAGGTCATGACGGTCACCATCGACGGTTTTATAGCGCTTTCCGCCTATCGTGATGGATTGCTGCAGTTTGCCAATCCGATGATGTGCCGGGTTATATTCCACGTTGCAAACGATGCTGACATTGGAACCAGCCTCAAGATATCTTAGGACGTGTTTATTGTCCGTCTTTCGGTCTCGTTCCGATACGGAGTAGGTCAAGTGGTAGTTGTTGGGAACAATCCGATTTGGCCATTTTGTATAATCATAAAAACAGACACCGGGAAACCGTTCAAACAATTCTGGAAAGATCCGCTCCCATGGGAGGTCGCTCCCAACATTCAGCCGGACCCCACAACGTACCCCGGTTTTCTCACATCGGCGCTGGTGTTCGGCAACATCTAATCCAAGCGCTTCCTTGAACCACGTTCTATCGTCAAAAAACCAGTCCGTCTTACGTTGTCGTGCTTCCTTTACCGATTTCATGACACTATGGCCAACATGCTCTAACACGCAAAATTCAGTACATGAGGTAGCATACTTACAGACCTGTCGTCCACTGGAATTGTGAGGCGATAATGACAACCCCATGATCTGCCAATTGTCTTTCAACCCAGCGCTTTTCTGAAGTTTCCTGTTTTGTGTTAATAGGTACATGTTCACTCCAATTGTTGGGGGGGGGAATTGGGGGTTAGATATCGGTTGTGCCGGACCAGGTAAGCCAGCGCCATTTTCCGATTATTTCGTTCGGGTCGATCATTCGTTTTCGAATATCGGTTGTCCGTTCTAAAGCATTCTCAATGGACGTTTTGACGATACGAGTGACCGAATCTTGACAATCAGGACAACACGTAGCGACGCAAGACCAGTCTTTACCAGAGCCTCTAGGTGCGGTGGCTTGCAATACACAAACCGTTTTTTCGTCCAGCACTGCTCCACAATCGCAAGTTATGCTGTGGCTAGCGGCGACATTGCAAGTTATTTGACGGTCAGCTTGTTCGCTATCGATCTGGCCTAATAAATGTTCGCCAATAGTGTTTTCGGTGGTCATGGTAGAGATCTCCTTGTTGGGGGTTTGTTAAACGTCTTTGTCTAGAAAAAGCAGTGTTGGCGCTAGTACAATTAGGCAAAACAGAAACGCGATAAAATCGTTCATTGGTAGCTCCTCTATTGGGGAATTAGAAAGTTAAAAATAGCTGCCCAAGCGTAATACACACCGCAAAATAGCATTGCCAGCCAAGCGACGTTTTTCATGGTTGATACCGCGAAATCGGCGCGCCAATCGCCAAAGCGCATATACTCGGACAAACACCACTCGCGATAATTCGCTACTTCGGCTTTGGACATGCCGGATTCGTCGAAGCCTAATTTCGGATCGTGTTCCGATCCATCCATTGCGACTGCCCGGTCAAGCGCGGCCTTTTTAGCCGCTCGTTTCCGATCCCTATGGGATTTGGCTTTGGACGCTTTGGCTTCTGCCCTGGTGTGGCGATCCCACTGCAAGAGACGATCATATTCGGCACGCTGTACTTTATTGCTTAAAACAGCGTAAGCGCTCTTGGCTTGTGACAGAATTCGCTCATTTCTGCGCCTGATATTGGCGTTTTTCTCTTGTAATGTACGGTCAGGGTGGTACTGGGTGAGGATTTCACGATAGGCTTGCTTGATAGCCGCCTGGTTACAATCCTCATTCTCAATATTCAACCAATAATAGTAGGTTGATTTGTCCGTAAATTTCGGGCCGAGGGTCATACGTTATCCCCTATGCCGATGTCACGTTTAGGCGCCGAATTGTGGGACATGGGCTTGTCATTAAGCTCAATCATCATTTCGGTTTCAGGATCGAAGTCTAGCCGTAGGTCTTCCCCTTCAACCGCCTCGAGCCGTATCGTCGGATCATCATCATCTATTTGCAACGATCCGATCGGGTCGAGCAATTCAAGCGAAAACTCACTGTCAATGTCGGGAGTTGGTTCTACTGGTTTGACCGGTTGAGCCAAAACAGCGTCGGCGAGACGTTGTAGCTCGGCTCTAACCTCTTTTTTTAGTTCAGCCTCACGTTGTGTCCGGTATTCAGAAACGGCCCTAATGAGGCCTTGCAAGGCTAGTTGAACGTTGCCGTCAAAGTCTATTTTAGTTGTCATTGTTGGGGGGCTCCTTGTGTTGGAGGGGGGTTAGCGGGGGTTGAATTAGATGGAAAGCAGGTCTGAATTGCATGGGAAAACAAGAGATGACATACCACGCAAGTGATAAGCTTCTCTTACTGACCTTGCCGTCCTCGTTTCAACGTCCCTTACCGGGAAAGCTTCACTTTGCCATAGGCAAACATAGTCGAATTCAGACGAAACACAGTGTTTCAACGTTTTGTAATTGTCAGAGGATACTTGGTTCGCCAGATCGGTGATCTCACATAGGGCGAACGTATCATTGAAGGATAGAGCGTCTTTAACCTTATCTGTATCTAGGTCGTCGTTAAATCGGTAAAGTCTCATAGTGGGGGGCTCCTTGTTTGAGGGGGGGGTTAGCGTGTTTCAATACCCCGATTATGAGTATTTCGGGATTGACAACAATACCAATCCATTCAAACCGGCCGGATTCTAGCCGGATTCTAGCCCGATTCTAGCCGCGACCCCCCATTGGTAGGGATGTACAAACGGCCCTGATTTCACCCCCCCGCAGAGGGGATACCCACCCCCCCGCCAGGTGGTGCGCCTTGTTTCTGAACAAACCCCCCGTTCGGGGGATACCAACCCCCCATTCGGGTGGGTTCGATGCATACCCCCTCTGATGGGGGGATACCAACCCCCCCGCTGGGGGGGTGTATAATTTTTATACCCCCCCCGGGGGGGGGTTCAAAACAACCGCCGACGCGCGTGACCTGATCCGCCGCACTTGCGAGTTTTTTGTCACTACAAAAATGATTTGAAAACCCCTCTAGGGGGGGGTTCCTCGGCTGACCCCCTAGAGAGGGGGATCCCTACCCCCAGAAAGGGGGTTGACACTGAACGACCGTTAGAGGCTTATTTAAGCACGTTCAGAGATAATCGGATGACAATCCCTAGCGCTTATTGGCACTGGGATGCCAAAATATGTCGCCCTATGAACTCTGCGACCTGCGGTACGACTGCGTTTCCGAGTCCTTTAAGGCGGTCCACCCGATTGGGAACCCCATGAGCCACTCGACCCACGTCGGGTTCAGAGCCCCACCAATACTTCCCGCCAACCTCGATTTCTTCTTTATCTTCTCGTAGTCCGTGTTCACCCCACTGTCCTTGTGATCCCTCGCACATGGAGTAGGCCACAATGAAGATTCGATCCCGTCTATGCGGTGCGCCAACGTAGGAAGCCGGGATGCAATGCCACTCCGCATCATACCCGAGCGAGGCCAACTCCCCGAGAACGGTATCCATTCCTCTAAATAGGAGCGCTGAGACGTTCTCCAGTAAGACGTATTTTGGTCGGATTTCTCCAACCACGCGAATGACCTCGAAGAATAATCCACTTTGCTTTCCATCGAGTCCCTCTCCTTTTCCTGCGATTGACAAATCTTGACATGGAAATCCAGCAGCGATTAAATCCACAGACCAATCTCCGCTGGTTGGAAATGTTCTGATATCACGATGTCTTTTGACCCTTGGCCAATGTTTTTCCAGAACCCGGCTGGCGTAATCGTCGATCTCGACCTGCCATTTACACCGCATTCCAGCTCTCTCCAAACCGAGATCAATGCCTCCAATACCAGCGAAAAGCGAACCAAAATTCATTTCAACACCCATGGTTGACGGGGGGGTGGACAAAGGTGGGGATTGGTGGGCGTTTGGCAAAATTTGGCGCCACGAATTCAATTCGTGATTCGTGACACCAATTTGTCCGCGCAATTAGTCCGCGCACCGTAACTATTGGATTCCACTGAGTTTGGAGCGCGGACACAACGAATTTGTCCGCGCGATTCGGCGCCACGAATCACTTTCTCATCACAGTTCTCTTGTATATTTCTCCCTGGTAACCGAAGGTCATCACGTCTTCTCCCTGGAGTCCCTCCTGAATGTCGATGAACTCAACTTGATCGACTGATATCCACTCACCTTCGACGTTGACTACCATCCTGGATGGTCCGTATTGGTATTCGTCACTCAAAGCTGATCACCTCCTGGTTCCCCTGTTTATTATTCCAATTATCACTCCGGCGTTTCCAATCGCCCATCGTCCTCTTCCAGGAGGTCATCTTCCGTCCCTTGCCACGCGAGAACTTCCAGTTGTACTGTTCGTAGTGGTCCCAGAACTCCTGAGCATCAAACGCATCGAACCCGATGGACTCGGCATGTTCAGAAAGTTGAACAATTGTTGGCTTAATGAACCGCGCGCGCGCACCACTTTTGGTTTGTTCCACCTCTCTATTACTCTTACTAGTATTATTACTATTAGTAGAGTAAGAGGTGGGCGTAAGTGGTGCGCTTTTCTGTAAGTCAGAAGTTGTAACGTCTTTGTCAGTAACGGTTTCACTGCCCTCAAAAGTGGTCCGCTGGGTGGTGCGCTTTTCAACTTCTCCGTTTTCGTAAGTACCTGTGCTACCAACAGGTTGACCGTCGTAAAAAGTGGTCCGCAGTTTGATGGATGTCTTGCCCTTTAAAGCAGAAACTGAGATTAAATTGGCTTTCTCCATGCGCCGCAAAAGAGCGCTGACGGCGCGCCGGGAACCTTTCCAGCGAACCGCCAGCTTTCGTTGCGAAAGACACTCGAGTTCCGATTCGTCCATCGCGATCAGATCCAGGAAACAATCCAGAGAATCCATCAAAACGGGATCTCCTCGTCAGTGGGTCCGTCCTCTGCCGGCAGCCACTCCCGAATTACATTCTTGGCTGGCCAATCTCCGGCGGCCTTCTGCATTCCGACTTTGCACATCCCAGACGCGCCAGTGAGTCCCTCGACGTTGACATCGCCAGAATCGTATTCGGCCTGCTTGCCGATCGAAGCCATAAAGGTCGCTAGTTTCCAGGCCATGGTTGGATGGTCTGGCAAAACGTAATCGTAAATATGGTGACTAGCCATTTTCTCGCCAAACACCTCGACCTTGACCGTCAACATCTGGTTTCCTGCCTTGCTTTGGCCAAGGTTTCCGCGCAAAACATGGAATTTGTAAATGCCATCCGGCAGTAAATCTTTCTCTTCGATTTCGTTCATTTGATCTTTGCTCCAGGGCTTAAATTTCATTTCTGTTCCTTTCGTTCCCAAAAAACAATGCATTTTTCTGCTACGTCTCGAGGCATTTGTGTCCAACAAGTTGCTCCTGCAGCCTCAAACCACTTTTCTTCCCAAGGGCATCCACCCCACAAATTCGTCAGCTCATTAATCGTGGCCAGCTGCTCGTCCGTGATCATCTCCACAGGTTTGGCCACGTTGTCGATCGTGTCGAAGTGTTTCTGGAACGTTCGCACGTCCCAGTCGATCAGATCATAAGCTTTAAATGCGTCGTATCGCGATTTCACCACGCGCGCCTTGACTTCGTCCCCGTATTGCAAGATCTGGAGCACCAGGGATAGCTCGTACCGCAGCTTGTCCCAGCAATCGAAGGTTTTGCCGATTTCCTCTCCATCGCTCCACAGGGGCCTCTCATGAGCGATGAGAATCACATTCATATCGAGCCTATCAAACCAGCGGAGCATCCGACGCATCAGCGCAACCGCCGGTTTCTTTTCGGCTCCGAACTGTGGGACTCGGCCAGACTCGACGATGCGGTCGTGCTCGATCTGAACTGCAGTATTGAACACCTTGGTAATCGAGTCGATCACCAGTGTTTTGCGATCATGCTCGACAGTCGCCAGCGACATAACCTCCGAAAGCAGGACCGACAAATCACATGCCCCGTCCTCTGGTCCCAGGTAAGTTGCGTTGCATTGCTCAAGCTTTTCGACATAGTTCGGTAAGCTAGCACCGCCCTCAGTGTCAACAAAATAGCAGTCTTGCCAGAAACTACCCCAGGTTTTTCCGATCCCGGCTTCGCCGTAAATCAGCATCCTTGGTCTCGCTGGTTTCGCTTCTGATGGTGGTTTTCCCCGCAACATACATTCTCCTTTGTAAAAATGGTAAAAGATCAATCCTACGCCTCCTGCAATATTCGTCAACCCGGAAAACCCTGTTGGTGTTGATTTTTAGCGGTCGATATTTCAAATTGATCAAAGGCGAGCGGCGATTGGTTCGTCGCTTCCGGGGTCCGGGACCGAGTCCGTCGGAAGCTCGCACCCCTGGGCCTCGGGTTTAGTTAAAAAGGAGATTCGCGATGAGAATGTTTGTTGTGTTTGCAGCTGTGATCATTGGATGTGCTAGCCAAGCTACTGCTGGGGAAGAACGAACCTGGGAGCGATCTAGGAATCGTGAGGTCACCCGCTGCGATGGCGAACGCTGCAGAACATTCTCGCTTGAGCGATCCGACCGGACCAACCGAGAACGTAAGATCACCCGCAAGCGCAACCGACAGACCCGTCGCGCGACCTGCGGAGCGGAAGATTGATCAGATCTTTATCTTTTCTTTTTACTTTCTTTGTCGTGGTAACTTGCGCGCGCGCTAACGATCTTGCCGTCGATCTTGCCGTCGATCTTGACAAGGAAATGCGGCGTAACTTTCGGAATCCAGACGGCTCCTGTGTCCAGTGTAGTTTGGGTATGTGCGGCGTCGACCAGAACGTCCCAGCGGCTTCGACGCTGCTCTGGAGATCACGCTACGGACCAGCCGAACGTGGCGGTTCAGGGCCAAGTCGAGTGGCCAGGTACAGCCGGGAACGTGGCATCAAAATCTATAACATCACAGGCAGTCCCACCTTTGCCTGGATGGATTGGGCGACTCGAAATGGAAGAGGTGCGGCAATCGGTGCGGGGCGGAGCCACTTCCAGACGTTGATGGGTCACAGCGGTCGAAGATACTACGTCTGCAA